CACCCGGCAATCGAACCCCCGCACTTCTGGTCAGCGGATGCAAAAGCCCGCTTTGCTGAACTGCCCTACGAACTCCAGCTAGTCGTGCAGGAGAACGAAAAGGCAGGCTCCAAAGCGACCACGCAGAAGCTGGAAGAGGCTGCCCTCGCGAAGAAGGCGGCGGATGCTAAAGCGGAGGTTCTGGCCTCGCTTGCGGATCGGATCGAGGCGGCGGCTCAACAGGCCGAAACCACGTTCGCGAGCCGCTGGCAGGGCATGGGGCCAGCCGCATGGTTGAAGCTGTCACGCGAGAACCCCCAACAATACATCCAACTCAAGGCGCAGTACGAAGCCGAGCATGATGCAGTCCAGCGGGCACAGACCGCCAAGGACGCAGCGGAGCAGGTGCGGCGTCAGACTTGGCACACCGAACAGGCCGAAGCTCTCAAGACCCTAGCCCCTGACCTGGTTGATCCGGTTCGTGGTCAGCAGAACCGCGAGGAACTGCGGACCTACCTGATCTCTAACGGGGTGGCGGAACAAGACATTGCCAACGTCGGCGCGCTTGAAGTCACCGTAGCTTGGAAGGCCATGCAGTTCGACAAACTGCAAGCCCTGAAGCCCACCCTGAAATCACAGCCGAAAGCAGCCCTGCGACCCGCAGCGGCTCCCCCGGCAGTTCCCTCCGCACAGCGCGAAATCCAAACCCTCAAGAACCGGTTTGCCCAGACAGGCAGTCGGGAGGACGCGGTCGCGCTCATGCTCGCTGAAGAGCGAGTGAAAGGCAGAAAATAGATGACCGTTCCCTCGAATACGCAACAGACCTACGCGACCGTTGGCAATCGCGAAGACCTCGAAAACAAGATTTACAAGATCGCCGCCAACAAGACCCCGTTCACGTCGAACATCGGTAAAGAGAAGGCGTCCTCGACCTATCACGAGTGGCAAACCTTCTCGCTGCGTAGCCCGTCCGGCGACAACAAGCAGGTACAGGGCGACACGACCGCCGCCACCGCCGTCAAGACCACGACCCGCGTTGGCAACCGCAGCCAAATCTTCAAAGAAATGGGTTCGGTCTCGGGCACCCAAGAGGCCATGGATCACGCTGGCGTCGCCTCCGAACTGGCGTGGCAGAAGGTCCAGAAGGGCGAGGAACTGGCGACGGACATCGAGGCCCGTATGCTCGGCAACTATGCCTCGGTCGTGGGTGATGCTTCGACCGCTGCTGAATCGGCTGGCGCTCTGGCATGGCTGTCGTCCAACGTCTCTCGCGGTGCGGGCGGCTCCTCGGGCGGCTTCAATGCTGGCATTGTCGCCGCAGCTACCCCCGGCACCCAGCGGGCCTTCTCTGAAGCCCTGCTGAAGACCGTTCTGGCCTCGGCGTTCAACAACGGCGCGCGTCCCTCTCAAGCCTACATGAGCGCCACCCAAAAGCAGCAGTTCTCGGCCTTCACCGGCATCGCTGACATCCGCAAGGACGCTGGCAACGTTCAGGCTACCATCGTCGGCGCTGCTGACGTGTACGTCTCGGACTTCGGTTCGATCTCGCCGGTTCCGGTCCAGTACGGCCTGACCCGCGACGTGCTGCTGATCGACCCGGAGTATTGGGCGGTCGGCACCCTGCGTCCGATGAAGGACGAAATGCTCGCCAAGGTCGGTGACGCGATGCCCTTCCAGATCATCGCTGAGAACACTTTGGTGTGCAGGAACGAGAAGGCATCTGCTGTCATCGCTGACCTGACCTGATCGAACTGAGGGGGTGGGGCAACTCACCCCCTTTTTCCATTCACAATCGAAAGGGCCTGATGTGGCCAAATCCCAAGCAGAATTTCGCGGTGCTAATGCCGGTGATGTCGCAATTGTAGATGACCCCATTGTTCGTGTGCGCGTGCTTGAAGCCGGGGACGGCAAGATCAGCACCGGCAACCACACCAACCGTGGCGGTGAAGAGCTTTACGAGTACGAAGACCAGTTCGATTGCCTCAAGAGCATCGCTGACGGCCTCCGCGCTCGCCACTATGTCGAGATCGTCAAGAAAGCCGCTGAGAAGGCTGCCTAATGAGCGGCTGGCGGTTCGGGCACCAGGATAAGGACGGCATCGTCAAACACTGGCGACCGGACGGCTCGGGCGGCATCGAGGTCAAAATCTCGCAGGACGTGGCCCCGCTTCTGGACCGCAACCGCGCGATGGCCAACCACAACGACGGATATACCGAGAGCCGGGAAATGCGCCGCGTGGCGTCTGTCCCGGCCATCGTCCGTCAAAAATGGCTGATCGAGGAGGGCTGGGACATGATGGACCCGGCCCACGCCGACAAGCTGGCCCGCAAGCTCAATGATCCGGATTGGGCCTATCTCCGCACGGCTCCGGGCCGCATCGGTGTTTCTAACGGGGTGATGCGATGAGCCTCGACACATACACCGGCCTGAAGGCTTCGATTGCCTCCACGCTCAACAAGACGAACCTGACCGCGTCGATCCCTGACTTCATCACCTTGGCTGAGGCCGTGATGGCGCGGGAAATCACGTCAATCGGTCGGGTGGACAACTACGCCGACGTTGAGATTGGCGAAGACGGCTGGCGGCTTCCGTGCAGCGCCGATGAAATCGCCTCGGTGACCTATGCCGGAAACCCGCTGACGTACCTGTCCCCGGATCGGGTGGGCGAGGTCGTCAGCACCAACCCCGGTTTTTACACGGTGGACGGCCAGGTTCTCCGGCTGGCCCCGACCGGCACGGTCACGATCCGGCTCACGAAGAGCTTCTGTCCGCTGTCTGCCTCGGTGCCGTATAACTGGCTGCTGCGTGAGCATCCCGACGTGTACCTCTACGGCGCATTGCTTCAGGCCGCGCCGTTCCTGCGTGATGACGAGCGCATCCCGGTGTGGCGGTCGTTCTTCATCGACGCAATCAACAGCATCAATCAGCGCGAGATCAGACGCCAGATCGGCGGCGTTCTGCGTGTTCAATCCGGGCCGACTCCATGACCGCTATCACCTACACGGGCGCAACCCCCACGGTTGGCGCTGACGAAGACACATGGGGCACTGAACTCAACGTTTCGCTGGGCCAGATCGCTGCCGACCTGTCGATGCTCAACACGATGCCCGCCAATACGATCATGGGGCGCAACGAGGGCACGTCGGGCGAGGCTGAACGGCTGACCGTGGCGGAGGCCACGGCCATGATCAATGCGGTCGTGGGGGCGTCGCAATCGGTTGCGGGCACGAAGGGGCTGGTTCCCGCTGCTGCCATCGCCGCACAACATCAAGTGCTGACCGGCGCGGGCACGTTCCAAGCGGGCTATGGCCGTGCGTTCGGCTGCGTCATCACCAACACCAATGTGAACGGCTCGCAGCCGACCTTCACGAACGGCGTCAACGTGGCCAGCCTCTCGACGCTCTCGGTTACGGGCGCGCAAACTGCTTGCACAATCACTTTCACCAACAACTTGCCAAATGCGACGTATGGGGTTCACGTTCAATCAAATGGCGGGATCACCGCTACTGGCACGACCTACGATTCAAAAGCCGTAGGTTCTGTCCGCATATTCTGGGACAACACGGGTGGCACCGCCACTGAAATCAGCGTCTCTGGCTTCGCCTGATGGGCCTTATCACGCTGGACATCCCTCCGGGGGTTTACAGAAACGGCACACGGTACCAGTCCTCGGGGCGCTTCTACGACGCCGACCTGTGGCGCTGGCATGAGGGCACCGCTCGCCCTGTTGGCGGCTGGGTCACGCGTTCGTCGTCCGCACTGTCTGGCAAGGCCCGCTGCGCTATCACTTGGGTCAGCAACTCCAACGCGGCATGGACGGGCGTAGGCACCCACTCCAAGCTCTACGCCGTGTCGCGCTCGGGTTCGGTCAACGACATCACGCCGGTCGGCTACACGGTCGGACTTGCGGATGCGGTCTATGGCGGCGGCTATGGTGAGGGGCTGTACGGTCGCGGGCTTTATGGAACGCCGCGCCTCGGCTCGACGAACATCATCCCGGCGACGGTGTGGGCGCTGGATACCTGGGGCGAGTATCTGGTCGGCACCGCAGGCTCGACCATCTACGAATGGCAACTAAACGCCTCCACCGTCGCCGCGCCTATCTCCGGCGCTCCGACTGCCGAGTCGATCTTTGTCACCGCTGAACGCATCATGGTCGCCCTTGGGTCGGACGAAGACCCCCGCGCGGTCGATTGGTGCGATGCGGAGGACAACACCGATTGGACGCCCTCCTCGACCAATCTTGCGGGCGGCAAGCGGCTCCAGACGAACGGCTCGCTTCAGAGCGGGCACCGGGTGCGCGGCGGGAACCTGATCTTCACCGACGTGGACGTGTACTTCATGAAGTACGAGGGCCTGCCCTTCGTCTATTCGTTCGACCAGCTTGCCACGGGCTGCGGCGTGATCTCTAAAAACTGCGTCGCGACCGTTGACGACAAAGCCTATTGGATGGGCACCAACGGCTTCTGGACCTACAACGGCTACGTTGACGACCTCCCTTGCGCGGTGTCGGACTATGTCTTCTCCGACATCAACACGGTTCAGATTTCCAAGGTTTCGGCGTGGCACAACTCGCTCTGGGGCGAAGTCTGGTGGCACTACCCCTCGGCGGACTCCGAAGAGTGCGACCGCTATGTGTTCTACAACTACCACGAAAACCATTGGGGCATTGGCACCCTTGCCCGGCTCTGCGGCGTTGACCGGGAAGTCCTGCAATTCCCCCAACTGGTCGGGGCGAACGGCTACGTCTATTCGCACGAAACCGGAGACCTGAAGGACGCTCGCCAGCCGTTCGCCACGTCAGGCCCGGTTGAGCTTGGCCAAGGCGACACGACGATGGAGGTTCATGCCTACATCCCCGACGAAAACACCTTGGGGAGCATCGCGGCGTCATTCTCGGTGCGTGATTACCCGCTGGACACGCCGGTCTCGGTTGCGGCTGTGGATGCGGCGACGAAGACCGATCTGCGCTTCTCCGGTCGCATGGTGTCGGTGACCTACACGGGCGACGCTGACGTGGATTTCCGGCTCGGCAAGCCACGGTTTGACGTGAAGAGAGGGAGCGGACGATGAGCCTTCCGCGAGCACCAGGTGCCTACTCGAAAGACGATCAGGACCGCTTCCGCAAGACGCTCGATCAACGCGACACCGAAAACCGCAAGAAGCAGCAGGACGTGGAGGTCGCCGGGACTGAGCGGCTGATCCTGTCGTCCCCCAACGGCTCGCGCTGGTCGGTTGAGGTCAGCAACGCTGGCGCATTGTCGGCGGTGGCGCTGTGAGGATCGCCGTGAATGCCCTTCCGAACGGCGTGGAGGCGCAAGTCGAAGGAAAGCGGGCCGTTGTCAGCTACGGCGACCCGGAGGCCCCTACGGTCGTCTCTGTGGCTGTGGATGACGGCGACCTGATCCTGTTCCCCGACCGTTCGTACAAGCATAGCGATCTGGCGAAGATCCTTGGACTCGAAAGTTAGGGGCTGGATCGCCTCGGCCCTTAAGGGTTCGGGGTGGACGCCGGACGAAATCTGGCACGGCGTCCAGACAGGCGCTTTCCACCTGTTCATGCACGAAGAAGGCTGCATGGTCGGGGAGTTTATCACGTCACCTCGCCACAAGGTGATGCACATTTTTGCTGCGGGCGGGACACTCAAGGCGATGTCTGAACTTCTCCCCACCGTGGAGGCGTTCGGAAGACTTCACCGTTGCGACAGCGGCGGCGCTACGGGCCGCAAGGGCTGGGCGCGGTATCTCAAACGATTTGGCTACGAACCGGCAGATTTTGCCGTCTCGAAGGAGCTTTAAGACATGGCGCTTTCAATCGGCGGCAGCAAGCAGAAGTCCAAGGGTTCCTCGAACCAGAGCTTCGACCAAACCGCATCCACGCGGCTGTCGGATCGGTCTTTCGATATGCTGTCCGGTCGCTTGGGTGAGCTTGGGGGCCAGCGATACCAGGCTCTCGGTGCCAACGACTACCAGACCTACATGAACCCTTATCAGCAGGAGGTCATCGACGCGACCACGGCTGACATCAACGCCAACCGCGACCTTGCCGCCAATCAGCAACGGTCGGACATCGCGGGCGCTGGCGCGTTCGGGGACAAGCGGCGCGGCATCGCTGAAGCTGAACTGGCGGGGCAATACGACCGGACGCTTGCGACCACCCTCGGCGGGCTTCGTTCGCGCGGCTTCTCGGAGGCTCAAGGCGTGGCGCAAGACGAGAACGCCAACCGCAACCAGTTTGACGCCAACACGCAAGCCCAGATTAACCAGCTTCTTGCCCTTCTGGGTCAGGAGACGGTGACGAACACGCAAGGCAACTCGCGAGGCCAGACGCGCGGAACAACCACGGGGATGAACCTCGGCTTCACCTACGGAGGTTGATTGATGGGTTTGCTCGACACCGGCCAATATAATCGCCCCGGCCAGCCTCAACGCTACGGCCTTCTCGATCCCAACGTGATGGGCCTGATCCAGTCGGGAGGCCCGCGCGTGGCCCCGGCTGCTCCTGCCGCGCCGCGTCGCGACCGCGTGTCCGGTTGGCGTGTGTTCGACCGCGTTCTCGGTGGCCAGACGGTGACCGAAGGTCTGGATGCGGAGCGCGCCCGGCTGGAGGCTGAAGCTCTGCGGCCTCAAGCAAGGCAGCGCATGGAGGCCAACCGTGCGGCAGCGGCGGCAATGGGACCGGCTGCCTTGATCGCCTTCGACGCCAACCCGGAATCGTTCGGTGAAAGCCTTGGGATGCAGTACCGCCCCGTGACCACGGCTTCGGGCAGCATTACGTCCTACGGCCCCGGCGAAGGTGCGCGTCGCGTTGCCGCCCCCGTCGTCGAGCGGTTCGATGATCGGTTCGGTAGTTTTGACCCGCTTAACCCGCAGGCTGGCGCACGGTACACCGCTGCGCGCGGCCCGACCGAAGGCGAACGCATCGACGCGATTGTCGCGGAATCGGGACGCATCACCGCCAACCGTCCGGTTGAGCTTGCGCCGGGCGCTGTTGCGCTTAACCGGGACGGCACAGAATTCGGGCGGGGCGCTCCTCGCATCCTGTCGGCTGCGGACGGCACGGATTTGGTCGATGAGAACCGCAATCCGATCTACCAAAACCAGCGCGACGCCCCAACTACGCCCAGCCCCGCCAACGTCGAACTTCAAGGCCAACTCAGCGCGCTCGACACGGACGTTGACCCTGTCCTGAACGAAATGGTCTCGATGCTCGACTCCGGCGATGTCATCACCGGGCTAGGTGCCGATCAACGCCTTCTGGCCGCCCGCGCTGCTGCCGCCGTTGGCAATCAGGACGCGCGCCGTCAGGTTGCCGCGACGGAGCGTTATCTGAACATGGCCGGTCGCCTGCGTGTCGGCATGGCGAAGTCCCTTGGCGCTAACCCGTCAAACGCTGACTTGGCGGTCCTTCAGAGCGTCACGGCTGGCGACCTCGGCCAATCGGCTGGAGGCTTGCGGGCGACGCTGCAAGACGGTCAGGCGCTCTCTCAGCGCCAACGCGCCGCACTTCGGTCGCGGGTTGCTCCGGCTCAGTCCGCTCCGGCTGATATGCCAACGCCCGGCAACCGTCTGTCGCCGCAGGAAGCCGCCGCGCTGCCCCCCGGTACGCGCTTTATCGGCATGGACGGGATTGAGAGGGTTCGCCAGTGATGCAGCAAGACCCCTATGCGTCGATTGCCCGTCCCGTGGGTCAGGCTGACCCCTATGCGGGCATTGCCGCTCCGGTCGCCCCTGCTCCCGCTCCAGCCCGTCGACCAGCCCCCGCTCGCCCGCAGGCCGCACCGCGCGTTCCCTCGCCCGACATGGCCCCTGCGCGCCCTGCCGCTCCGGCTCTCGCGCAATCGGCACCGCTGAACGATCTCGGCATCACCAACGCCCAAGAGCGCGACGCCCTGATCTATCAAGGCTACACGCCAGAACAAGCCGATGCGTTCATGGCAGATAGCGCGCCGGTCGTGGGCTACGGTATTGTATCGTCGGAGGACATTACGCCGGAGGAAGCCTCGCGCCTGATCGCCTCGGGCGAGTACCAGCGCGACCCCGCAACGGGTGCTGTGTTCCGGGTGGTGGGATCTGAACCTGCCCCGGTTTCCCCTTCGCAAGCCCCCGCTCAAAGCGAAGGCTATCTGACCGCCCGCGCTGACGAAGAGCGCAAGAACCAACTGCTTGGCGATTTCGGCCAAACGTCCTTCACGGATCAGCTTACCGCGCCAATCAACGACGAACTCGGTTGGGCGGCAGGCTACGCCGGTCAAAGCGTCGATAACTTGTTCCGCCGCATGACGGGGCGCGATGTGGAGGTCGGCGCAATCGACCGCGCGCGGGCTATCCGCGACCTCTCGCGCGAGGGGCAGGATCAATACGAGCAAGATAAGCCCTTGCAAGCCCTTGCCGGTGGCCTGCTTGGCGGCTTCGCCTTTGCCCCGGCTCGCGGTGCTGCCGTTCCGGGCCTTGTGGGCCGTCTCGGTCAAGCCACTGGCGTCAGCGGTGCTTACGGCGTGGCTGAAGGTGACGGCGTTCTGGGTCGCTTCGGGTCTGGCGCTGCATCGGCAGGTGTAGGCCTCGCAACGGCTGGCCTGCTTGAGGGCGGCGGCGCTCTGGTTGGCCGCACCCTTCGCGGCAACGCGCAACGGGCCGCTGAACGTGTCGGCGTCGGTGCGACTGCTCCGGAACGGCGCGTCACGGGCGCGATTGGCCGCGCGCTTGAGCGTGATCAACTCAGCCCCGCGCAATACCTCGACAACCTCGCCAATGCCCCCGAAGGCCGTCTGCCGTTCCAATCGGGCGGCGAGAACCTGCTCGGCTCGGCCGAGACGATGGCGACCGCCCCCGGAAACGCTCGCCGGGCGCTTGTCGGGGCCGTGGAGGGCCAGCGAGACGAGGCCAGCAACCGTGTAACTGCCCGCCTTGCCGAGAGCTTTGGAGCGCAGGGAAACGGGTTCCAGGCTCTTCGCCAGCGCGTCGCCGCTCGGGGCGATGCCGCAAACACCGGCATGGGTGAGATCGAGAATGCTGTGGTCGCTCTGGACGATCAAGCCGTTCAGGCCCTCCGCTCGCGCCTGTCGTCCCGCGCGGTGCGCGATGCGGCGGAAGAGGCCATTGCTGAACTGACCCCCGAGGGCAGCGCGGCAGCCAACCGTCTGTTCGGCCTTGGTGAGCGGGTGGCTGATATGCCTGCCGGTGCGAACATCACCGTGCGGGAGGCGCAGGACATTTCCTACGCCCTGAAGGAAGCGGCGGGCCGTGCCTATCGCGGCGGCTTCAACAGCCGTGGAGAGGCCCTGCAAACCCTTTCCAACGCGATCCGCACCAACGCCCGCACTCCGGAGCGCGGCGGCGTCCAAGCCTATGACGATTGGCTCAAGTCGTTTGGCGATGCGTCAGAGGCCATTGAGGGCCAGCGCGTCGGGCAAAACATTTTCGCCAAGGCCAATGAGAAAAACGCCATGTCGGCGGCGGAACTCTCTGACCGCTGGTCGAAGTGGTCGGAACAGGCGCGCGAGAACTTCCGCCTTGGCGTTGGCGAGGCCGTGCTTGATCGGGTGCGCGGCAACGGCGGTGTGGCGGCTATGCGTCGCCTCATCCGCGACAACGAGATCGCTGATCGCATCCGCGTCGCCTTCAATGACGAAGATGCCTTCCTCGCCTTCATGCGGACGGCGGATGACGAAGTGTCAATGGCCAACACGGGGAGCCAGGTCATCGGCGGCTCCCCGACCGCTCGCCGGGCCGCTGGTCGCGCTGACGTAGAGGCTCAGGGCTTCGACCCGATGGCTATGGTTGAGGCCGCTGCGGACTTCACGAACCCCGTTGGCGCTGGTCGTCAGGCTATCCGGCTCGCCGCCAAGAATCTTCCCCGTAGGGACCGCTCAATCATCGGTGACGAGGAGCTGAACGGCCTGATTGGCGCTGCACTGTCAGACGAGGCCGCGATGACCCGGCTCCTTAACCTGATGCAGACGCAAGAAGGTCTGCAAGCGCGTGTGACTTCTCAGATGCGCCGGTTCGGTCTGCTTTCAAGCCCCGGCGCTGTCGCGGGCGGTCAAGAGCGGGCGCGTGGCCTGCTTACAACCAGCCCTTAATCTGAGCGTACCGAACGGCCAAAATGGCCAGCGGTGGGATCACAAACCACCACAGCGCAGGCCACGAGTTGATGATCGGTTCTCGTTTTCGAGCCTCTTGAACGACTTTGAACTGCCCCTCGATCACGGGCGGCGGCTTTTTTTGCATCCCCCACCCTACCACAACGGCGTTCCTTCGGGAGCGCCTTTTTCTATGGGCGCACATGACCTGTACCGACCTCGGCTTTGACGACTACGGAAACCTCCGGGTCAACAAGTCCGCCGACACCGAAGAGACCTTCGTGTTCCCGTCGTCCTACGACTTCACGGGGTACTCGGGCAGTTTCCAAATCCGCGCGACTGAGGCGGCGGCAAGCGCCCTGCTGTCTGTCACCACGACCGCAACGTCTAATGCGTCTGTCATCGTCTTTGACGACAACACAATCACGCTCCGGCTCAAGAAAGCCGACCTGACGACGCTCCCAAACGCGACGGACACCGATGACCCTTGGGAGGGTGTCTATCAGTTCGTCGTCACCGACACCGACAGCCTGACTTCCGAACTGATCAACGGCGTCCTGATTGCCGAGAAGGGGGTTGTTCGATGAGCAACGTGCAGGTCCAAATCGGCGGGAACACCGTTCAGGTTCAAGTGCAGTCGTCCGGCTTCGCGCGGGCTAATGCCGCCGTGACCGCTGCCGCTGCCTCCGCTACTGCCGCCGCCGCGTCCGCTGCGTCTGCCGCTGCAACCCTTGCCGCCGCCGCCCTGAAGGCGAACAACCTGTCAGACCTTGCCTCGGCGTCCACGGTGCGGACGAACCTGGGCGTGGCCATCGGCACCAACGTCCAAGCCTACAGCGCCAACCTCGACGAATACGCGGCGGTCAATCCTACGGCGGCAGGCCTTGCCCTGCTGGATGACGCAGACGCATCGGCGCAACGGACCACGCTGGGCCTTGGCTCCATCGCCACGCAAGCGGCTTCGGCGGTTGCCATTACGGGCGGGTCTATCGCTGGCATCACCGATCTGGCGGTCGCTGACGGTGGCACAGGGGCGTCGTCTGCATCGGCTGCGCGCGATAACCTCGGCCTGACCATCGGCACGAACGTGCAGGCATATGACGCCGACCTGACGACGTGGGCGGGCATTACGCCGGGAACGGGCGTTGCAACGGCCCTTGCGGCCAATGTCGGCTCGGCTGGCGCTTTCACCACGTTCAACGGCGCGGGCGGCACTCCGTCGTCCCTGACGCTAACCAATGCCACGGGCCTTCCCGTCGCGGGCGGCGGCACGGGAGCGGCAACGGCTGCGGATGCGCGGACCAATCTTGCGGTTGTCGGCACGGCGGCGCTGGCGGCGTCGACCGGCGCGGCGCTGGTCGGTGGCATCCAGTCGGGAACCGGCGCGGCTGCCGAGACGGTGCAGGCCACCAATCGCCGCGTGGTGTACTCCGACCAGTTCTCGACCCCGCAACAGGCCGTCACCGCTGCCGGTTCGGGCGGCACGGTCATCTTCCCGCGCGGCGCAACCACCACCCTGACGACGCCGATCTTGCTGACCGGCCTGACCAATATCCGGCTGGTTGGCTACGGCCACGCCATGCGAAGCGGCGCGACCCGGATTAACAGCTATATCGACTGCTCGGGTGCCACCAACGTCATCATCGAGGGCTTCAACTTCGATGGCCGCATGGCCGATATGCCTGTCTATACGCAGGCCGATTTCGACGCCAACAACCTGACGTACAATACGCCCGTCGTCGCCAATGGCGCGACTGCCTCATGGTCGAACATCACCGTTCGCGACTGCTCGATGACCGCGCTCTACACCAACTTCGCGTGGTTCTATCAGGGCGGCATCGTCAACGTCCAGAACTGCGTCCTCAACGCCCCGGTCTGCACCCAGACTTACAGCGGAACCGCCGCCGCTCAACAGTACAGCTTCGTCTATCTCCAGACGATTGAAGGCAAGATTTCGGTCACGGGAAACTCGTTCCTCGGGGCCGCGATCACCAACCCGGCGCTGGGCGTTAACGCGGTGTTCTACTCCGGCACGACGGGTTCCGTTTATATCGCGAACAACCGCGCGGAATACTGCGGGCGCGATAACGTCGGAACGCATCGCCTAGGCGTGTTCGACGGTTACGGCGACAGCGTGAACGTCACGGTCGAGAACAACACCTGCACCTTCGCTATGGGGATGTTTGCCCACCTGTCGGCCCATGCGCGGGCCAAGGTGCTGAACAACAACGTCATATGGTCTGCCAACTGCGAAGCGAGCTACAACGGGCTTCCGATTGAAAGCACGATCACGTTCGGCGGACAAAAGGGCTGTCAGGACATTCTCGTTCAGGGCAACACCTTTGACGATCCGAGCCGCCGCCATGCTCAAACGATTGTGCTGGCCGCCTACGACTACGGCACTCCCCTCACCAATATCCGCATTATCGACAACGTCATCACCAAGGCGACGCTGGGCGTGGGCGTTTTCGGGCCGCAGTACGACATCGTTGTTGAGGGCAACCGGATGCCTGACGCCACGGTCGGTATTCAGACGGGCGCTGCGCCGGGCGGGGTCACCCTGACAACCACGCTCGGGACCGAGGCTAACGGCGTCTATGACCGCGTGTTCATCCGAAACAACTTCATTCGTGAGATTGGGTCGGGCGGTAACGGCATTTCGATCAGCTACGGCACGTTCACGACGGCCACGGTCGGCTACATACTGGTTGAAGGCAACGACCTGCAAACGGCGGGTGGAGCGGGCTACGGCATTATCTTGCTGGGTTTTTCGACCAACACGGCCCGCAACGAGATCATCGCGCGGAACAACCGCGTCCGGGGCTACGGCTATCACGCCTATTTCCGCGATGGCGGTTATTTCACCTGGCAGAACAACAAATGCTCAAACCCCGCTACCGGCGATTATAACGACGGCGGCGGATGGCTGACGCTGGAGAAAACCGGCAACCGTTTGAGCCTTGCGGGTGCGCGGCTGGGGTCGGCTACGCTGGTCGCCGGAACCGTCACCGTGTCCAGTGCGGAGATCAGGACGGGCGACACCGTCCGGCTCATCCGCAAGACGATTGGCGGAACGCCTGGTTATCTGTCGCTTGGCACGATCACCAACGCAACCTCGTTTGTCATCAACTCCAACAACGCGGCGGATACGTCGGTCGTTGATTGGGAGATCGTACACTAAACTTCGGCTGGGGAAGGTGCGCGAACACCTCCCCCAGCCTCGGGCCAGTGACGACCCGAGCCGCGCGGCCCGGCACCCTGACACCACCAATCCTTAAGAGCGAGTGACCCGCTAATGACCATCGGTTCCTGGATCGCATTTGCGGGCCTATTCTTTGCCATTGTCGTCCAGACGATTGGCCTTGCGTTCTGGCTGGGGGGTATGTCTGCCCGGCTGCGGAACCTTGAAGGCCGTCCGCAGAACGATGACTGCGCCACTCAGCTCGCAGCCCTGAGCGCCACACTGGCGGCTATCGACAAGTCAGTGGAGCGCCGCTTTGCGGACCTTGAACACACAATGAGAAACCTGCTGCTGGGGACCATCAAGACGGGTCCGCAGCGCAGGAAGGCGGCGGCTGATGACTAACCTCCTTCGCAATGCCCTGATGGGGCCGGGGCATACGTCATTTGACGCCGCCCGCATCCTCTGGGTCGTCGGAACGGTCGCCTTCATCATCGGGGCCATGACGTTCCAAGGGATCGCCGTGGCCAAGGGTCAGGCGTTCAGCATGATCGAGTTCGGGACCGGATTCGGCGGCGGACTGGCGACTATCCTCGCTCTGGGCGGGGCGGGTATCAGCCTGAAAGACCGGGGTGTTGCTAGGGCCTCCGCGACGCTGGCGACCGAGGCTCCAGCCTCCCCGACCGTCTAACCACATTCTTTCAAAATCACCGGAGTCCGCCAATGGATGAAGCAACCCGCTTTGCCCGCTCGCTGGAGCTTGTCCTCAAGCATGAGGGCGGGTTCGTAAACCATCCTGCTGATCCTGGTGGGGCCACGAACAAGGGCGTCACCCAGAAGACCTACGACGGCTGGCGTCTCTCGCAAGCCCTTCCGAAGAGGTCGGTGCGCTTCATCACGGTTGCCGAGCTGACCGCTATCTATCGCAAGCACTATTGGGTGGCGGCGTCCTGCGACGAGCTTCCGGCCGGCGTGGATTACATGGTGTTCGACCTCGCCGTGAACAGCGGGCCGGGCCGTGCTGCGAAGTTCCTGCAAGAGGCTGTGCGTGTAGAGGCCGACGGTGAGATCGGCCCGAAGACGCTTGCCGCTGTGCGACTGCTGCCGCCCTCGGAAGTCGTCCTCCGGATGCGGAACCGTCGCGAGCGGTTCTATCGCGCGCTCGGCACCTTCCCGACGTTCGGCAAGGGTTGGATGCGCCGTCTGGATGAAGTCTTTGCCATCGCGAACGAATGGGCGCGCGTCCGATGATGAAGTATCTCCTCGCCGGTTCCGCCGTATTGGCGCTAGGCCTCGCAATCCAAACCTACCGCGTTGAAAACCTCAGGGCCGACAACCGCGTCCTGACCGAACAACGTGACGCGGCTGTGGATGAACTCGCGAAATACCGCATATTGAGCGAGCAAGACTCACAAGCACAAGCGGTTGTGTGCAATACTCGCGTTACTGAAGCGCGCCGTTCCGCAATAGCCATCGGGAAGCTTTATGACAGACCTGTCCACGTTGAGCCGAGCGGCTGTGCTAGGCGCGATATCATTGGCGCTGACGAGTTGCGCAACGCACTCCAGCCCGACGCTCCTTCCTCCTAGTCTGTGTGTCGAGACTACTCCTGAACCCTTGATAGAAGGCGGGCTTGTCCAAGCCGTTACGCCCGAAGAGCAAGAGGCTCAGGCCACGTTCCTGCAATCCGTCGCGGCTATCCTTGATTGGGGCCGTGCGGGTTGGGAGCGCGCTGAAACTGCAAAGAAGGCCTGCTGATGCCGCAACCCTCCCTGCGACGCGAGACCGCCGAAGAAGCCGTAGCAAGGGTGGAGGCGGCTCTACGAGAGGGCTTCCGGCCCGCAGGCTTCAGCGGTGCCGGGGTTGGTGCGGTGGCTAAGGCTGCCGAAGCGTGGGGTATCTCCCGCAGCACCATGCAAGGCCGGCTGTCGGCGGCAAAGATGCTCTACGAGATCGAGCCGGATGAGACGCTGTACCGCGCTCAGCGCTACCAGCAGCCAGTCCCCCGCGCTGTCCTGTACGACGCCCCGCCTCCCGAGCCGCAAGTCGTCCAGCCGTCTGGCAAGGCCGTTCGGGTGCTGGCGATTGGCGACCTTCACCAAGACCCGCGCCACCCCGAGCGGATTGAGATTCTGACCTGGATTGCCCGGTACGCATCCCTTCACCGCTTCGACCACATCGTCCAGATCGGCGACTGGTCCACATGGGACAGTGTCAACCAGCACGACCGGAACGACACCGCAGGGGCCAAGCACAAGCCGCCCATCGCGCGGGACATGGCCAATCTGAAGGAAAGCCTCGCGGCGTGGCGGGCTGGTATCGACCCTGACTACAAGCCCCGGCAGACGGTCGTGCTGGGCACCCACGAGAACCGGCTGGAGCGTTTCGAGAACGTCAACCCGGAAGCCCTCGGGATGTTCACCGGGGAGCGCGATCAGTCCTTCCTCCAGTACGGTTGGAAAACCCGGCCCTACGGCGAGCTGTTCTATATCGAGGGGGTGGCGTTCACCCATCACCCGGTCAACAGCGTGGGGCGGGCGTTCGGCGGCGAGACTGGCCCGCAGCGGGCGGCGAGCAAGACCACAGTTCCCATTGTCTCAGGCCACACCCACAAGAAGCAGGTTCACGACGCCGCAAAGATCGGGCCGGTTGACGTTGTCAGCATGGTTGAAATCGGATGCGCCCTGCCGTGGGGAACGGTCGAGAGCTACGCCAAGCACGGGATGACGGGGTGGTGGTACGGCGTGGTGCCGATGACCGTACAGGGTGGGGTCATCACCGATCTGGCCTTCGTGTCCATGCTCACCCTTGAGCGGGAGTTCTCGGAGCGCCGCCTTGCAGCTTAATCCATTCTCCAAGCTTCTATTCATGGAAGCGGCCCGAAGCTTGAACCGGAAGGCCTCGGCTCGCTTCGCCAGATACCAGCACCGTATCGGCAGGCCCGTTCCTAAGAGCTGGACGGATAGAGCGCCAGACCCAGGGACGTGGGACAATGAGCCGGAGTTGGTGATCGGCTGACCCAGTTATCTCCCTATAGGGCTAGTCAGCGTCTTGCCCTCTAGGAGCAATTGGAATTTGGTTCACGGCTTCGCCGTACCTACCGAGCTTGCAGTTCTAGTCCTGCGGCGGGGCGGCGGCATTGTCCGTAGGATCGACTGCCTGACAAGCGCGTCATTGAACTCCCGCGCCTTGTCTGCGGCGTTGTAGCTGACCATTTCCTGAATATTCAGACTATCTCCGAGGCGCAGCACTTCGGCCATTTCCTCGTCGGTCAGGACGCGGGTTTGCAGCGCCCCCCAAAGCCGGGATTTGTGTGCGGCCAACTCGCCCTTCGCCCGCATGGCACCTTGGTCCACAACCCAATGCCAGACCCCCGGCTCGACCTCAGCCTTACGGTACTGAGTGCCGTTGACCGAGCAGTTGTTGTTGAACTCCCAATAAGGGTCGGACTTGTCGATGGGAGTGGTTTCCGGCCAGACGGGCCGCTGGCGCTTGGACGCAGGCTTCGGTTGCCCCTGAGGCTGCGGAGACCGGCGAAATATCGAGAGCAGCTTTTTCATCCATGCATCCTAACACATTTGTCCAACAATGGTAGTTAGTTTCTCTTTGGTGCGAAATCCGTTCAGTGAACCGATGTTGCTTTCATGTTCCGCCCTTGTTCACCGGGAACATCGCGGCCCCGTCCAATGTTTGCGCCGCTTTTCGGCTGGCCAACCTCGTTCACACCGAGGGGGTCGCAGGTTCGAACCCTGCCGCATCCACCAATGATTCCGGGCTTTTCGGTCCCTGCTATTAGCGGGATACCGGTGCAAATGAACCGGACCCCTACCAATTCAGCGCTCCAGCGGCCCGTTTCAGGTGCGATGGCGAGAGCTTTGCGTAGCGTCTTTCCGTGATCCTGGTATCCGAATGACCGAGGTATCGGCTGATATCGAACATCGGAACGTCGGCCTCTGCCATCCATGAAGCGGCTGTGTGCCTGAGAATATGGGGCGTGATGTCGGAAAGCCCGGCGCGATCCGCTGCGGCCTTGAAGCCCTTCTTGACCGACCGGACGCGGTGCCCGCCCCACTCAATCACGTAGTTGCTCTGTGAGGCCGCTTTCAGGACGCGGAGATAGCGATAGGCGCGAGGCGTCATCGGCACGGTTGCCCGCTTCTTGCGCTGTTCGTCCTGAGCGTCGTTGAGGGCCAGCGTGATCGTTTTGCGGCGGAAGTCCACGCGATCCCAAGTCAGGTCTAGGAGGGCCGTCTGACGCGCTCCTGTGGCCAACGACAGGGCGATAAACGCGCGGACGTGTGAGAACCGCCGGGAAGCCTTCATCAAGCGGCGAGCTTCGGCCTTGTCGAGAAAGCGGTCTTTGGCCGGCGGCTGCGACGGTAGCTCGAAAACCGATTGCAGGCCCTTCTTGAAGAAGTTCAGCCCGGCCCGCACCGTTTCGAGTTCCTTGCGGACGGTGGCGGGCTTGCGTCCCTTCGCATAGCGCTCGTCGCGGTAGGCCCGGCAGAGGTCGCGGGTGATCTGGTCGGGGCGTAGGTGGCCGAAGGTGGGCTTGGCCTGCTTCCACGACCCCTCAAGGTCTTTCCAGCGGATAGCTGTTTTCTTCTTGTCGGCTAGGTAGGCCTCGACAATCTCTCCGACCAGCTCGCCCGTTGGAGCTTTGATGTAGTCGGCAAGGCGGCGCTTGGCTTCTAGTAGATCGGGGGTCCGGAGCGAGACACGCTCGGTCTGTCCATCGACTGAGCGGACGGCTGCATATCTGCCCCGATAGAGCTTGAGCCTCCACTCTGACACTGGCGTTCCTCGTATTCGTGCACGGCTTCAGGCCGGATGCGGATTTGTCGGCCAACCCGGAAGGCCGTCAGCTTGCGCTCGCGTACCAGGTTGCGGACGGTAGCAGACGACACCTCCCATAGATCGGCAAGGCTTTCCGGGGTGTAAGCGTATGGCGTCACAGGACTAGCACCGGAAACTCGGTGGGTACGGAAGACCGCGAAAGCGGGCTGTAGTGAACCATCACCCTTCTCCCCCTTCTGTGGGGATGACTGCGAGGGCTTGGAGGATGGCGTCTGCTCGCTCGAAGGCTTCAGCGACCGCTCGGCGTGCGGCGGCGCTCTCCTGATCCTTCGCAGCGAACGCAGCAGGCCACGCCAACCGAGCCACCTTCTCCCGCCAAGCCACAGCCTCCATAGGGGCGGGACGGCTGAGGGCTTCAGCCGCTTCTCGTAGCAGTTTCGCGATTGCCGATTCCTGCGGCGGGAGGGTGAGCAACAGGGGTTGAGCGTCAGCCGCCTTTTCCAGACGGTCAGCCAGTTCCCGGTCTATGTAGTGAGGTTGGGTCATGCCGAAGGCTCCAGCTTGCGCTCGTAGTGGTCCGCCAAGGCGCGGGCGTCTTCCGCATCACAGGGGCGATAGTCGCGCCGTCCATGCCGAAGCTGGACCCATGCGGGATGGACCTTGACGGTGGCCTCTCGCGACCACGGCCAGCGTTTGCGCTCGGTGGGCTTTGTGCGGCCCTCAACGATGAACCGCCAAGGCCACGACCCATGCTCGGTCAACTCGCGGACACGGATTTCGGTGTAGTCAGCCATCTAGCCCTCCCCGGTCTTCACGGGAGGGGTGGTGGGTGCACTACGCGACTGCGTCGCTTCGTCCCCACCGCGCTTGCAGTTCTCGACATTCTGACAGGGGCAGTATTCGTCAGACCCGCGACAGCCGCAGCGCGAGCCTTGGTCTATCTGCCATTGAGAGCGCGTCACAGATCGTACTCCGAAGGAACGCCACACCGGAAAAGCTCGGCCTCAAGTTCGTGCAGTTCAGCCAGCAATCCATCGCTGGCAGTCGCGCCGTTCGGGTCGCGGCGAGCGTCGTCCAGAGCATCACGAACAACCTCGATCTCCGAGGCCAACTCGCGGGCGCGACGGTAGTTCGGGCGAAGCGCGCTCATGACCCCTTCTCCGTCTGAGGGAGGATGCTGAGAGCCGGGTGTCCGTCAGGAAGGGTCCAGCCAGCAACCGCAAGCGGAAGTCCCTCAGCGTGGGCTTCATCGGTTCCGCTCCAATGAACCGGCGCGGCAATCACTTCGACATCGGACCCCACTTGCGCCACGAAGTCGTTGACGTAGTCGCACCAGTTCTGTGCCGTTGCGTGATCTGGTGCCGGATATATGTCGTCCGGTCCGCGAAGGTGCATCGCCCAAAGCGCCGCTCCTTCATTGCTAGAACAGCCGTCAGCGGGTTCGTCCCGGCCTTCGCTGATAATGAAGTCAGCCGCGTTGTAGGCTTGGCTTGGGCCGATGATGCATTCGCCGATGGAACACCGGATGAGGAACGCCAGCCGCTCGCGGTCGGCCAGAACCGGCCATCCCGCTTGCTCGGTGGGTACGGCCTCTTGGGGCCGTGAACCATTATCTATAGAGACTGAGGGTGGGGGAGGGGCTGCGTAGTCGGACGCGGTCATTGCATTGCTCCTGACTGGTGTTGTGAAACGCCGTTCCGTGCTACGGTTCTGCCGTGCACCGCGGCTTCAAATTCAAGCTCTGTCCGACCGACGCCCAGGCTGAAACACTGGGCCAGTGGGTCGGTATTGTGCGGCTGGTCTATAATCTCGCCCTTGAGCAGCGCCGGGACTTCTGGCGGCAGTATCGGGCCAACGAGGGCCGGACCATCAGCGTCGCAAGCCAGTGCCGAGAGCTGACAGACCTCAGAGCCGAGGTGCCGTGGATTGCCGCAGCACCCCGCACGATGGTCGATGCTGCGCTGAACGACCTCGACAAGGCGTACGCCGCGTTCTTCAAAGGGTCGGCCCAATATCCGACACCCCGCCGCCTGGGTAATAACGACAGCGCGCGTTTCCGTGGGCGAGAGGTCGAAGTTCGCCCCCTGAATGCCAAATGGTCCGCCGTCAGACTGCCGAAGATCGGCTGGGTGAAGTTCCGGCAGACGCGCCAGATTGCAGGCGATGTTCGAACCGCTACGATAGTGCGGCGCGCCGGCTGCTGGTCCTTGGTATTTGCGTCCGATGTCGGTTCCGCGCCGGAAACCATAAGCACCCTGCCCTCGGTCGGCATTGATCGCGGTGTAGCAAACACCCTGAGCCTTTCGACGGGAGAGCACGTTCGGCTGCCCGACTTGTCTGCCGCCGACCGGCGCAGGCGCAAGGCGCAGCGCGTGCTGGCGCGCCGCAAGCGCGGCTCGCGACGCTATGCGAAGCAGCGCCAGCGGATAGCGCGTCTGAGGTCCCGCGAGGCCAGCATCAGATCCCATTGCCTCCATGTGGCCAGCACCGACATTACGCGCCGCTTCGGGGCGGTGGCTTTGGAAGACCTGAACATCGCGAACATGACCGCCCGCGCGCGAGGGGCTGGCGTCCGGCAGAAAGCGGGCCTGAACCGCGCGATCCTGGCGCAAGGCTGGGGGGCGTTCGCCACCATGCTCGAGTACAAGTTGGAAGCCGCAGGTGGCCGGTTGGTCTATGTCCCCGCCGCGTTCACGTCGCAGACCTGTTCGGCCGGTGGTGTCGTTGACCGGAGAAGTCGCAAGAGCCAAGCGGTCTTCGCCTGCGTCCACTGTGGGGTCGAGGCCCACGCCGACACGAACGCCGCTCTTGAGATACGGCGCAGAAGCACTGCGTTGCTGCTCGCGGAGGGGGGTCAACTTGGACGCCCCGTCGAAGCGAGAACCCTGGCGGCTTGACCGTCTAAACCGGCTTCGGCCGGGGGTGCTGACTACAGGTGTAGAAGCTGCGATTTTTCCAGCCCCACGCTCCCGCGATCCCTCCCCCGCCTGGTCTAAGGATGTGAGCAAGGGGGCGGTCATTGCTGGACCGCCTTCATTTCGCGCGTGATGCGGACCCGGTCCCCGGAACGGAAATCCCACCTGTCGAAGTCAGCGGCGCATCGCTCGCAGTAGTGAAGGCGCGGGCCTCCGGTGAAGATGCCCCCCATGAACTGGTGCTCAAGTTCATGCGCGAGCGGTTCTTGGCAGGCGGTGCGATTGCACGAACCGTTGGCCAAGCCTTTGTCAGCCTTCAGCGCGCTCATTGGCTATCTCCATTAGTAGGGAGGGTTTTTGGTTCACTTCGGGCTTCGCCCTGCGTACCCACCGAGGGGCCTTCAACGGCTGTTCTCGCCTTCTCAGCAGCAGCGCGGAGAGCGGCAACGACCTCGGCTTGGGTGCGCTCTGGGTTGTCGTTCCAGATGTGGATGCTCTCTTCGCCAACGAAGCAGGCAAAGACTTCCAGCGCACCCATGTCGTCCTGCCCGACGCGGTCAGGACGTTCGCCCGCCGCCGTCATGATGGCCCCGATGGCGCAGTAACAGACGGCCTCAAACTCCGGCTCGTCCTCGTAGTATGAACTGCGGTCCTCGATGTCTTCCCCGTCGCGGTCGCGCGCATAGGCCCGTTGCGTCCAAGCGCCTTCTGGCTCGATCAGATCGGCAGCGGCTGTCAGAATGTCAGCGACGGTCTTTGCGGACCCCGGCTGGGTATGGAGCGAAGCGGAATGAACCAAACTCATTCTCCATCCCCCCTCTGAGTAGTAAGGGCTGACCGGGCCTTGTTGGACGCCTGCAATGTGATGCGCGCGCCCTGCTTGTCTCCCGCCTCGCGAAGACACCGAGAAGCGACGACTAGTTCGACAGCACTTACCTCCAAAGCCTCCCGCATCTCCCGGTTAGCTGAAAGGATGAGGCGGAGATCAGAGGCGCGAAGCTCAGCCTCGCCTTCAAAGCCGTTCACGGTCACACAATAGATCGTGTCGCTAGTCTGAGCGCCCGTTCCTATGCGGGACTCCCATCGTTGGACAAAGCCATCGACAGCCGCGACCGCTTTCTCGAGGTCATCAGGGTTGGTCATTGGGTCTGGTCCTTCTTCGTCGGAAGCTTCCGGCCTTTCGGCCAAGGATTTGCTCGGGCTGGAATGGGCTTGCGTTCCCGCCTGGTGCCGTTCTCCCGAGCAATGATCCGGTTGCACTTGGCGATTGCCGGCACGTCCTTCTTGGCCGTCTTCGCCTTCGCGCAGGGCGTCCGCCACAGCTCGCGGTTCTCCAGATCGTTGGTCCCGCCAATG